CACCGGCTCTCAGTTTATTGAACCCACCAGTGTTTACAGTGTGAACATGTTTTTGGAAAACGGTTACCGCCCTATCTGGATCCGCATTTGGAAGAAACAAGGGCAAAATTTCGGCGTAGGACCTTATCATCTTGTTTCAAACAAGCCGGTTCAGCAGTATGAGTATATTTCGGCCTTCAGCAATAAAGGAGAGGCCGAGGAATATAACGATCAGGAATATGTATGGCTATCAGCCTTTGCGGGACACAGTTATAAATTTGTGAAACGGCTTACAAAGGAAGAACGCAAGAAATGGGGCTATGCTGGGATATGGGAGATGACCACTGTCCGGGCAAACAAGGAGCACCCCGCCATGTTCCCTGTGGAGCTTCCATGGCGGTGCATCAAAATGCACAGCGACAAAGGCGGTATTGTGCTTGAGCCGTTTTCCGGCAGCGGCACCACTATAATTGCGGCTGAACAGACCGAGCGCAAATGCTACGCAATGGAGTTATCCCCTGTTTACTGTGATTTAGCTGTTAAGCGCTGGGAAAACTTCACGGGACAAAAGGCGGAGCGAGTATAAAGCAGGTTTTTAAACAATCACTTGACTTTTTGCGCCCTTTGAGTGATGAATGTTGGTAGGAGGGAAAGGGGGCGCAAATATTGACAAGGGTACAAATAAAGATGATGATGGAAGGCCTAATTGCCACTGCGGTAGAAAAAATAAGTGTGCTGGGGTGGGAAGATGCCAAGGAGGATGTGCAAAAACTTACTGATGTCGTGGAGGACTTGGAGATGTTTTGGGACTCGGATGGAGAGTTAACGGAGACAGATTGGGTAGCTGCAATGCTTGCTGCAATAGAAAATGCCGGCGGCGAGGTTGCTGAACTGTAACAAATAAATCACGATGTAGCGATTAAGGCCAAACGGCCTTTTTCTTTTGCCTTGAAAAGGAAGTGATAGCGGAATGAGGCGGGTATTTATATCTCACCCCTACAAAGACGACCCGAAGGGGAACAAAAAGCGGGTAGACACTATCTGCGGGGAATTAGCGGAAAAGGATGATATTCTCCCAATAAGCCCCCTACATTTATTTAGTTTTATGAAAGATGATAGCAATAGAGAAGAAATACTCCAGGTATGTTTCAGGCTAATAGATATATGTGATGAGGTTTGGATATATGGGGACAGCGAAGGTTGCAAGAAGGAAAGGGAATATGCCCTTTCCCGAGGGAAAAAGGTTTTAAAAAAGCGTGGTGATTAAAATGGCGAGGCCAAGCAAATTAACTCCCGAGGTTACAAAGAGATTAACAGAGGCAATCAGAGCCGGAAACTATTATGAGGCTGCTTGTGGTTACGCAGGTATTGGCTACTCTACTTTCCGGGCGTGGATGGTTAGAGGTGAAAAAGCTAAAAGTGGGAAATATCGGGAGTTTATGGAGGCTATAAAAAAGGCAGAGCATGAAGCGGAAGTTAGAATGGTTGCACAGTGGCAAAAGCACATGCCGGAGAACTGGCAAGCCATAGCGACGTTTTTGGAACGGCGCTATCCAGACAGATGGGGGCGCAGGATGGATGTAAGGCAGGACATCAAGCAGGAGGTGCAAGGGCAGGTGACACAGAGGTATGAGTACGACATTACGCACAGAGTTGAGCAATACGCAGATGTCTACCGCCAGCTTGCACGACGAGGCGTATTTTGCGGCAGTGATGAGGGCGACGATACTGGAGAACCCTTGGATACCGCATGACCCGACCCCCAAGCAGGCAGAATTTTTACTTATGCCGGACATTGAAGTGCTATTTGGAGGCAGTGCCGGCGGAGGGAAATCGGAAGCCTTATTAATGGCAGCGCTGCAGTATGTTGACGTGCCGGGCTATGCTGCTATTTTGTTTAGGCGAACCTACACGGACTTATCATTGCCAGGCGCGCTAATGGACAGGGCGCATGAGTGGCTGCAAGGAACAGCAGCGCATTGGAGCGAGAAAAACAAAACCTGGACGTTTCCCTCAGGGGCCACCTTGAGTTTCGGTTATTTGGAAAGCGAAAACGATAAGTACCGCTACCAGTCGGCCGAGTTTCAATTTATCGGCTTTGATGAGCTTACACAGTTTACTGAAACCCAATATCGTTACTTATTCTCCCGGCTCCGGCGGCTGGAGGGTTCAAGCATACCGCTCCGGATGCGGGCGGCGTCAAACCCGGGCGGTGTCGGGCACGAGTGGGTTAAGCAACGGTTTATCGTGGGGGACAAGCCTTTTGTACCAGCAAGCTTGGATGACAACCCGTATATTGACCGGGAAGAGTATATAAAAAGTCTGATGCACTTAGACCCGATAACCCGAGAACAGCTGCTGAAAGGGGACTGGACCGCAAGGGAAGCCGGCAATAAGTTTAAGCGGGAATGGTTTGAGATTGTTGATAGCTACCCGGCCGATGCCCGGCTGGTCAGGTACTGGGACCTTGCGGCTACGGAACCCAAACCCGGGAAGGACCCGGATTGGACAGCAGGTGCACTTATAGCCGAAAAGGATGGCATTTATTATATTGTCGATATAAAAAAGACCAGGACAACACCAAAGGGTGTTGAAGCATTAATCAGGCAAACAGCAGAACTGGATGGGAAGAAGGTTACTATCTACATGGAACAAGAACCTGGTTCTTCAGGTATTAATACGATAGATCATTACCGGCGTAGGATATTGGCCGGTTTTACTTTTTACGGGAATAAAACAACCGGCGATAAGGAATTGCGAGCGAATCCCGTTAGCTCTGCAGCAGAAGCTGGTAATGTAAAGCTGGTTAGAGGTGCATGGATAAACGATTTCTTAGATGAAGCGGAGTTATTCCCTAATGGTGCACATGACGACCAGGTGGACGCCGTAAGTGGTGCCTTTGAAATGTTGACCAGGAGAATAAGAATAGGGCCAGTAAATAAACCGTCGGGATGGTAAGGATGGTGATAAGATGCTAACAAGTTTAAGTTTCATTAGCCCCGGCAAACCTTGGCCGCCGCCGACCGAGGTGGAGCGGTTGGAAAGATATGCTCAAAATAGGTTGTTGTTCGAGGGCAAACACGAGCTAGTATATAAAGACTGGATAAGGCTGCTCCGTGAGGACCAGCAAGCGACACTTGAAATGGTATTGAACTGGCACAAGCGATTGACGCTGTTGTTTGCTGATTTGCTCCTTGGAGAGCCGCCGCGAATTACTGCTGGTGACAAGGACAGTCAGGAACAAGAGGCAGTTGAACGGATTATAGAAGATAATGGATTTATTAATGTTGCGTATGAGGTAGCTCTTGATGTGTCCAGATACGGCACCGGCATATTCAAGGTACGCTATGACGGCAGGGCCATAATCGAAGGCCAGCAGCCGGCGATATGGTTCCCCGTGGTTAAGCCGGACAATATCAAAGAAACACAAGCCCATGTATTGGCCTGGACATATGAGGAAGATACCCAGGAGCGGGGCAAAACGGTTACAAAGAAATACCTGCAAACGGAAATCCACGAGCGGGGGAAAATCACAACAGCTAAATACCCGATTGAAAACAACATTATCGGTCCAGCATTGGAATATAAGGAGACAGAAACCGGCATTGATGAATTCTTGATTGTGCCGGTCAACAACGTCCTTACCACCGACAGGGTAACGGGTCTTGACGATTATAGTGACCTGGATAGTATCATTCAGGAACTTGAAACCCGAATAGCGCAGATAAGCCGGATCCTTGATAAGCATGCGGACCCGAATATGTACGGCCCGGACACGGCCCTGGAGCACGATCCGACAACGGGGCAGTGGGGATACCGGGGCGGGGGCAAATACTTCCCCGTTGGCCAGGGCGAACAACCTCCGGGATACGTCACGTGGGATGGCCAACTCGAGGCAGCATTTAAACAAATCGACCTGCTCATGGAACAGCTATATATTTTGAGTGAAACATCAGCAGCGGCATTTGGCCAGCTCAAGGCGGGCCTTGCCGAATCAGGCACAGCACTAAGACGCTTGATGATGGCTCCGTTGGCAAAGGTAAACCGTATACGCATGAGGTTCGATCCAGCGTTGAAAGAAGTCCTCTGGTTGGCATCGCGATTGGAAAAAGCTCAGGGTATGGCTGGAGCTGTTGTTCTTGAAAACATCCACATTGACTGGAAAGATGGCCTGCCGGATGATGAGCAGGAACTTACACAGAATGAAGTCCAGAGATATACAGCCGGATTAACCAGTCTTGAAAGCTCGCTCAGGCGTCTATACGGCCTTGAAGGTCAAGCGCTGCAAGAGGAAATAGACCGCATCAGGAGCGAGCAGGCTGGGCAGGGAGCCACCGAACTGCCGCCTATCACTCTGCCGCCAGCAGAAGGTGCAGAAGAAGGCGCAGGTGAAGAATAATGGCAGATGTAAGGAAGTTCAGCGATGCCGAGATAAACCGGCTTGTCAAATTCTACGAGCAGGCAGAGCGGGAAATACTTGATCGGCTGAACCGGGCGCTGCTCCGGGCCAATAAAACGGAGTACCTAGTGCAAATGAAAAGAGAAATTGAGGCTATCCTGCAGCAGCTAAGAGATGGGAATCGGACCTGGTGTACGGAAGCGATCCCAAGAGTTTATTCACAGGGGCTATATTCCGCTGATGCTATGCTTAAAGATGCGGGTATTTCGACATCTGCAGCCTTTGGAGCGATACATCAGCAGGCGGCCCAGGTACTGGCTGAAAATGCTTATCAAAGGTTTGAGGATGTTGTGCAGGTGATAGGCCGGCAGGGGAACGACATATACCGGGAACTTGCACTGGAAAACGTCAGAGGAACAGTAGTAGGCTACGATACATGGAAGCAGGCGGCCAAGAGATTCAGGGAACAGCTGGCAGAGCGGGGCGTGACAGGGTTTAAAGACCGATCCGGCCGCATGTGGAATATGCGAACCTACTGCGAAATGCACGCAAGGACGGTTTGTATGGAAGCGCACTTACAGGGTACGGCCAACCGGCTGGTAGAGCAGGGGCATGACTTGATTAAGGTGAGTACACACCGGGGAGCTTGCCCGCTGTGTACGCCATTTGAAGGCAAAATTTTAAGTATTACCGGCAAGACGCCAGGCTACCCGACTCTGGAAGATGCAAAGGCCGCAGGGCTATTTCATCCCCGCTGTAGGCATGCTTATGGCCTTTATGTTGATTTAGATGCCGAGATTGAGGATTAGTCAGGCTTCGGTATGCCCTCGACCAAAATTCCATATATTTGGGGGTCGTTAAATTTCATCGGAATCCGATATTTGCGGCTTATGTAACAATAACACTGTTTCTCCTCGTTCCACTCGATATTTCCAAGCCTGCGTGGCGTACCTGGCCGAGGAATGTACCAGAACCCACACTCTTTCCAAAATAGCCTAGTATGCTTCTTGCCGAGCCGGATAAGAGTAGGTACCATCTTCTCTTTATAGATTAGGCTGATGCGGTGATTGATGCCGACATGGACGGATAATTCGTCCTGCGGCATGTACCATTGAAATTCACTCACAAAATACACCCCTGGATAAATTATACTCCATGGGTTTTGTCATGGAAAGGAGACAATTATGCAGATTCCTGAGAAAATCAAGATAGGCGGCTACATAGTCAGCGTAGAATTTGTTAACAACCTGATGACGGACAGACAGCATACAGGAGAATATCATCCGAGGACTCAAACCATAAAAATCGACAAAGACTGTTCAGAGCAGGAAAGAGAAGAGGTGTTCATTCATGAGGTGTTAGAAGCGATAAAAGCAATTTACGATATTCCGTTAGAACACAGAGATTTATCGCTTTTGGCAACTGTACTGCATCAGGTAATCAAAGACAATCCGGAAGTATTTAAAACAGAATAGCTTGCAAATAAGCGCCCTCGGGCGTTTTTATTTTGCTCTTTTTAAGGAGGGGAATTGAGTGTTTTTAAAAATATGCTTTTTAATATGGTTACATATGATAGGAGATTATCCACTACAAGGCGATTTTCTGGCACAGGTAAAGGGCAAAAATGATTATATTTTGTTTTGCCATTCTGTTATTTGGACTGGTTGCATTACTGTTGGGTTGTTCTTACTTGGGCTTTTTACATGGTGGAAAGCATCAATGTTACTAGCTGGTCATTTTGTCATTGACCGATGGAAGGCTAGAAAACAGGATAAGTCTCATTCACTTACATGTGACCTTTGGATTGACCAAGGGTTACACTTTTTGCAACTATTGATTTGCTTAATTAAATAAAAGATATTAAACAGCCAAAAAGCTGTTTTTATTTTGCCCTTCTTTTGTATTGTCAGGGCATAAAGAGACAAGACCTGAAAACTGGCACTAACCAGTATAAACAAGTAACAGGAAAGGAGATTTGAACATGGATTGGTTAAAAGAACTACTCAAAAAAGCCGGAATCCCGGAAGATAAGTTGGATAGCACGATTGCCGACATCAACAAGGAGCTGCCCAAGTATTTCATCCCCAAAGACAAATACAACGAGGTCGCAGAGGCAAAGAAGAAGCTTGAGGCAGACATTGACGAGAGGGACAAGCAGCTTGAGCAGCTGAAAGCTGCTGCAGGCGCAAGCGAGGAACTTAAAAAGCAGATTGAAACCCTGCAGGCCGAG